GTATTGATTCCAGAATTATTAACGAAACGAAGAGAACTTGAAGTAGAATATGATGCAGTAGAAGAACTTTCTGCATAATCAATTAAAGTTTCTGTATTACCAGATGAAACTCTAGAAACAATTCTTACATCAATCGTACTGTTTCCACCCGTAGCATCAGTCGTAACACCAGTAATGATACCCTTCAAATAACCATTAAAGAGTGATGTTGTTCCTGATCCAGCAAGAGCAATATTTGTGAGTGCAGTCGTAACACCAAAACCAATAGTTGCTCCAGCATTTGAGGGGTTGGTTGTGGCAATACCAATTGTCTGATCTGCTAAATTATCAATAAAACAAACTTTTAAATTATTTGCCCAGGTTCCTGGATTCTTTGCTGCATAAGTGAAATTATTTCCGTCTGAATGATTATTTGTATAATCATCATAATTTTCAATTTTTAATGTTGTAGTAGAGGCAATTGAAACTCCGGCATTTGCATTATTCAAAGTTGATCCATCGGTTCTTACAACCTTAAGAACACCACCGTAAGAAAGGTATGAGGAAGCACTCATCCAATATTCGTACTGGGAATCTGTTGAGAGTGGTTTTCCAAATACGTTGATTAAATCCTGTTCTGTTGAAATATCAATTGGATAATCTACTGGTCCAATTGGAAAGGGTCCTGCAATTGCACCAATATTATCAAGTACATTATCAGCTCTTCCTACCGTTAAATCAACCTCTCTGACGAGTACGCCTGGAGATAATTGAGGAGTCGCCATTTTTTTCTCCGTAAATTCTCAGTTTATCTAAGAAATATTTATCAAATCTTTTATTTACATATAATTCCACATAAAAGACCGATCACCATACTCATCAGTAAACCAACGATCACCATCAACATCAGTGAAACTTGTTTCATCCAACCCATCAGAAACAAAACCAAATGGAGCCATATCCTGTTCTATTTGATTTTTTTGCTCCTCATAAAGTCTTTTTCTTACATCTTGATCTGTGAGTTCTTTAAAATAATCTTGTGCTACTAACCAGGCATAAATGACTAGACACATTGCTAAGTCATCGTTACATCCTTCTTCTGCCTCAAACGAATTGTGTTTTTGAATGAATGTGGTAAGTTCACTCATAATCTCATAATCATTAAAGTTCAACTTATCCTCTTCAATCATAGTTTTGAGATTTAAGCATCCAATTTTTTTAACAGTCTTGGACATTTTTACTCCAAGTTGAGTTTTCTTTCCAGAAAATCCCTGTCCTACAATTTGACCTGCTCTTCCTCTCATAGAGCACATCAACAAATTACTATACTCCAAATCATACTGAAGAATACTTGCAACCTGATCTCCGACATCATTAACTTCACATAATATAAATGCATTATTATAATTTTTTGCTACCTCATAAATGATATTTGGAAACATCATCGGTTTAATTTCGTTATTTCGGTATTTTGCAACAACTTTATGAGGAAACTGTGTAATATCAACAACTACGAATGCTGAATAATCAATTCCCACCCCTCTAGCAACGTCTACAGTAATGACGTAATCACATTCCTCATTCGCATCCACATAAACATCTAAACCCGCATTACGGGTCTTAGGATGCTCATAGACGAGTGATCTGAGTTTGCTTGGTGCAATTAGAGTATCAACTGAACCCAGAAACTCACACTCAAATTCAACTTTGAATTGTTGTTCACTTGTGTTAGCAATTGTCTGTGCCTTCCAGGCAGAATCTCTACCAGGAACTTCACTCCAGTGAACATCGGTAAAAATATATTCATTCTTTCCTTTCTCCGCATCGTGCCACATACGGTAGAAATGATTCATACCGTGTGGTGTAGATACAATAATTACCTTTGTATTTTTACCTGCAGTAATCGTTGGATATACCGATGCAAAGAATGAATCTGCAATATGATTTGGGACGAACGCAAATTCATCCAAAAAGAGGATATTGAAAGACATACCACGAACTGCAGAAGCAGAAGTAGAAGCAGCCAAGATTTTACTTCCATTCTCCAATTCCAGAGAACCTTTGTTCCAGGAGATAATTCCTTGTTGCATCCATTTTGGTAGATTTTCATATGCCGTTTGAAGACGATCTAAAAGTTCTCTTGCCGTTGCTGCCTTGTTTGCAAGAATACCTATGTTTACATTATCATTAAATACTGCATAGTGAAGAAGATATGATACGACAGTGGTACTCTTACCAGTCTGCCGAGGCATCTTACAAATATTAAATCTATTCTTATGAAATCTTTCAACAAGTTTTTCTTGAAACGGATACATCTTAAATGGTTGTAATCCGTAATCCAAAGTCACAATTTTTACATAATTTTTTGCAAAAAATACAGGATCTTCTTTACACTTTATAAATTCAAGAATTTGATCCTCTGTAAATTCAATTGGTGTATTTGCCTTTTTAAGTAAAGGATTACCAAGATAAATGTCAGCACTCATATATTAGTTGCAGTTCCAACGACGAAGTGCTTTATTTATTCTTGAATCTGGATCTCGTGCAGTTTTTGCAGAGGTGAGTTTTGACTTCATTCCTGACATACGACTACAAAAGTTTTTTCTACGTGATGCTCTTTTACCAGTTGGTTTCTTTTCTGTTACTGCTGTCTGAAGATTTGAACCCGGATTTTCTCTGCGATATGCATTCACTGCTTTTTGACTTAACCCATCAGTTTTGTCTTTACGATTTTCTTTCTGCCAATCTTCTCCAATCTCAACTTCTTCACCAATTGTTTTAGAATTGAGAAGATAGTTCTTTGATTTTGAATTTACAACTTGAATCAGGGGCATTCCTGGTTCAATTGTTGAAACTTTATATTGAAGAACTTGAGAACCTGGATAAATTTTTTGTATCTCTGTCGTAACATCTTTCCTGCTTGGCATTCCAGTTTGTGGAAAGAACATTCTAATTGAATATGTCTTTCCTCTCCAGTTCAAAATTACAGCAAGAATGTTTCCTGTTTCTGCCTGTAAACGAGTTGACTCATCAATCAATTCACCATCTGGTTCATAAGAATTATTGAGACCTCTTTGACGTTTATTCCAATCCATATAAGATTCACCCTTACGCAATTTCTTTGGATCTGATTTTGGTTGAGGATGATCTTCACGAGCACGTTGATTTGGTCCAGGACCGCCAAGTTTTCTATCCATTTCTGGATCTGGATGCCAATAATCACCTTCATAAACAATCTCTTCATTTTTAGATTTATTTCCCCAGTTCTTTGCCCCAACTTTACGACATTTTACAAGTGCTCCTGATGCATATGCAGAAGGCCAAACATCGTAACGAGATTTTACTTTAGTATAACAAGCATCTTTGGTTCCACTACCCTTTCCTTTAACATCTGATTCTTCAGACATTTCATTACTATCCAAATAGTCTGCTGCAGCATCAATATAATCTGCTGCTTTAGTAATTTTTGATTGAACCCAAGCAGGTAATTGTGAGTCACCTTTTTTAATAATTTTTCTTAATTTTTTAACAGCACTATCAATTGTATCCATCTCTGTATTTGCCATATACCCTTCTTCATCTTTTTCTCTGCCAGCAGCAATTGCTTTATGATTTTCTTTGAAAAATTCTTCTTTCATTTTTTTTGTGGGGGAATCGGTGGAAACATAAGTTGGTGATGCAGCACCTGATTTTGATTGCTGCCCTGGATCTTTTTCTCTTTTTCTTCTTACTGCAGATGCTATTTCACCTTTAGTCATACTTGATAACTTATCTCTTGAGAAACACTTAGGAGTTTTAGTTTCCCCAGGTTCATTAGCACACGGAGATCCATCTGATTGCACCCAACCGGGTTTACCATCATCTGATTTGGATTTACCAAACCAATCACGAAGACTTTCTTCAATTTCAGTATTTTCTACTTTTACACAATTTGGGTATTTTTTACCAAACATAGTTTTCATACCTTTTTTCTTATATCCTTTCCAACATGCTTCATCAACCACCATTAAGCAATCATCCATTCCGTGTACTGGGCAATCTTTTCCTTTTTTTGTTTTACTACAAGATCCCTCTACAGGTTTACCAATACCCACTTCTGTCGGTTTTATTTTTTGTCCAGGAACATCAAATCCAGTTGGAAGAGGTTTACATTCTTTATTTGTATTACACCAATACATTCCTTTACCACAATTTTCTTCACTCAAAATTTTTTCTACTAAAGAAAGTTGCTCTTTCATCTCAATCAAAAGTTGTGTGTATTTACTATTTCTATTTATTTCTCTGAATCGTTTGATTGTTTCTTTAAAAGTTTTGCCAATTCTGCTGTTGACCCCACAAATAATGCATTTGTGACGTTTGTTGGTCCACGAGGTTGTTTGT